CCGAATTACATGCCTTTGAAACTACGATAGGCACGGTAGAAAATTTGCCCGTTCTTATTTACGACAAACCGCGATGCGGCGTACATGAAGCAATAAGAGTTATGCGCCGCGAAGCCCGCAAAGGAAATTGTAAATGGGTTATAATCGACTATTTGCAGTTAATGACGATAGAGGGCTTCAGGGGTGGTAATCGCGAGGCTGAAGTAGCCGAAATAAGCCGCACGTTAAAAGCTGCGCAAAAGGAGCTTAATATTCCGATTATAGCCCTTGCGCAGCTATCGCGTCAAGTAGAACAGCGAGCGGATAAACGACCGATACTTTCGGACTTGCGCGAGAGCGGGTCAATAGAACAGGACGCCGACACGGTTATATTTATTTACCGCCCCGAATACTACGCGCTAAACGACGAACTCGGAAACCCGTATATCTCCGACGTTTTTTACCTATTCGAGAAACACCGTCAAGGCTCGACGGGTGAAGTACGGTTTAAGCATAATAGCACTATAACCAGCTTTAGCGATATTGCAACGAGCGGCGGCAGCACCTTTACGCCTATGCCTATAAACACTAAATTTGATGAAGAACTAACGCCGTTTTAACATGGAAGTAAAAACGTTTATAATGATGGCATTTATAATAATAGTTACCGCCCTTGTTTGGGCTTACATAATTGATAAGCACCATAACGACAAAGGCGGAGCATAACGGTTCTCGGCTTTGTGCAGGTGGGGCATTAAAGCACGAAATTTTCAACCCACCACTAAACTTAATTAAAAGAACAAATGATGAATATAGCAGATAACACCCACTTGCACAAAACCGATGTTATGCCCCGTTATTATTATCAAGACGGGTCAGAGGTTAAAGAAAATGATATTGTGTTTTACTCCGAAGATGGAGGCGACCATAAGTTTCATTATGCTGATAGTATTGGAATAATTGTCAAACGTGAAAAAGACTTGAAAATGAAAGCATACGTGATTACAATGGACGATGCTAAAACATTTCAAGACTATGAAGAACCTGAACACAATATGGTTTCTTTGAAATACTGCTGTGAAAATTTCTATCCGTGGAATAAGAATTTGCCAAATACGCTGCAACATTTTACAAAGATTGGAGAATATCCAAAAGACGAAAATATGTTGTCCGCTGAATTTGCTATGGAACGGTATGTCTATAATGGGGCATAACTACCTAACAGCCGCTAATTAATCGCGCATAACATGACAACCGAACAACGCATAATTGAATACATGACAAACTACGAGCCGCAGCCCGTAGCGATTAAAGACGGCGAAAAAACCTATTTTAACGCCCTTACAACACATCAAAGTTATTCGATATACCTAACTAGCGCCAAACGAAATACAAGTGTTTATAGAGCCTATTTACGCCTTTGTTTCGACTGGCTTAAAACGCTTAAAAAAAACGGCGTTGAATTGTCTTACATAATCAAAAATTAACTATATTTGCAGCGATGCAACCGAAGAAAAAGGATAACCGAGGCGGCGCACGCAAAGGCGCGGGGGCTAAACCGCTTTACAACGAGCCTACGGTTAATATAACCTTTCGCGTACCTGTTTCGCACCGCGCTACGATACGGCGCATGGTTTACGATTATATGGACGGCGTTAAGGTAGCTAAAGTAAAACACGACCCTGAGTATGGATGCTAAACTATTAACGATACCCTGCGCAATAGAAGCCGTTTCAACGCGCCGCGATAAGACCATTAAAATAACCATAGGCACGCAGGAGCTAACGCCTGAACAAACGACCGCGCTGTTTAACCAATGGACGGGCGGCGTTGGCGTTATGGCGTTTAAAGGCGAACAATTTAACTATAACGACGAAGCGCTAATAAACAACCTAAAGCTAGACGCCGCAGAGCTCGGAAGTAAGACACCGAGCCAGCGCCTACGCTCCGTACTTTACGTGCTATTCACCCACGCCCCCGAGGGGCATAAGGAGTTTAGCACATTTTACGAGGCAACCATAGAGCGCTTTATAGATATGGCAAAGAAACGAATAGACACTTATAGCTTATGATTATCGACGAACAAGTAAAAGCAACGCATAAGCGCACCCGCACGGGATTTATGCTAAACGTTAGAGCCGAGCACGTAGGCGCTCAACCTATCTATGTAGGCTACGTACACGACGCTGGCAGCCACTTCGAATACCCTATCGCGCTTTGGCATGAAGACCTAAAGAAATACGATAACCCCGAGCTTAAAAAGCTGTTACCCGAAAACGTGCGCTATTGTTTAGGAACTATCGAAACCAACGAAGACCGCCAAGGCAACGAGGTTAAGCTAGTACGCGTATTCATAACGGGCAAAACAAAGGGCTTAACCGAGCTTGCGATATACCCCGAAGACCTTAAAACACTAAAGCGCGACGGGCAACACTATTGCAGCGCTATAAACGAATTACAATTTATTGATTAACTTTGTAAGTATGCCACTATTCCAAGGCGATAGCCAAACCGTTATAAGCATGAACATTCGTAAGCTAATCGACGAGGGCTACACCCCGCAGCAAGCCGCCGCGATAGCATACGCCGAAGCTGAAAAGTATAAACAAAAGCGAGGGAAGCGATGAAAAAGAAGTTAGGACGCCCTACCGATTATAAACCCGAATACGACGAACGCGCCTTTAACCTTGCGTTATTAGGGCTTAACGACGTGCAAATGGCGGCGGCGTTCGATATATGCGAGGCAACGTTTAATAATTGGAAAAAAGACCAGCCCACATTTTTAGAGTCGTTAACGCGTGGAAAAGAGGACGCCGACGCTAAAGTAGCGCGTTCGATGTACGAGCGTGCGTTAGGCGTTACGATAGTTGAAGAGGCGGTAACAAAGGACGGCGATATAGTAAAGCTACGTAAACAGCTACCCTCAGACACCGCAGCGGCTAAACATTGGCTAGCGAACAGGCAACGCGGGCGCTGGAGTAATAACGGCGAAAGTACGATAACTACAACCGAGCCGCTCGTTATTATTCGCACCGAACCGAGCCAACCGAATGAATGAGCTACCGATTAACCGAACGGCAAACGATAGCCTACGATTTAGCATTAAGCGGCGATAAGCGCGTAATAGTATTCGGGGGCGCAATTCGCGGCGGTAAAACATATTGGCTACTATTAACGCTAACCTCGTTATGTTTGGCGTACCCGCGTAGCCGTTGGGCGATTATACGTAAGAGCCTACCCGACTTAAAGCGTACAACGTTTCCTAGCTTTAGCTCTATAATGGTTGACGGCGTTTCGAATTACGTTCGCAGCTGGAATAGGGATACGCAAGTAGTAACGTTTATAAACGGTTCTGAGCTTATATTCATGGCAGAAAGCTACGACGAAGACAAAGACCTAAACCGCTTTAGGGGCTTAGAGATTAACGGCGCGGGGCTAGACGAAGTAAACGAGCTGCAAGAGCCAACATTTTACAAGGTTCAGGAGCGCATAGGGAGCTGGAACAAGGCGCAAGGTAAGCCGCCTATACTTTGCCTAGCTACGTGCAACCCCGCGCAAAATTGGGTTAAGACCGTTATTTATAAACGTTATATCGAAAACACGCTACCCGAACGGTGGGCGTTTATACCGAGCAAAATAACCGATAACCCGCACATACCCGCCGAATATCTTGAAGCGTTAAAGGAGTTGCCGCCTATTCAATACGCTAGGTTCGTCGAGGGCGATTGGGATGTAATGGACGAAGTATTAAACCCGTTCTTATACGAGTGGTTAGATGAAAAGCATATTGACGATAACGCAACGCTAAACCCGAATATACCCGTTTACGTTAGTGTGGACTTTAATATTAACCCGCTTTGCGCTTTGGTTATTCAGCAAACCAGCGGCGGCGCTAACGTAGTGGATGAAATACGAATAGACAAAGGAAGTATAGAGGCGTTTTGCGATGCGGTAAGGGCTTTAAATATTCCAATAGGCTTACTACGCATAACGGGCGACGCTATGGGGCGCGGCGGTACGGTTCAGCAGCGCGATAACTCGAGCGCCTATACTATGATTAAGCGCTTATTACACATGAACGACAGCCAGTTTATTATACCCGCGAACCCGAAGCATGAGAATAGCCGCGTCGATTGTAACTCAGCGTTACGCCGTTTGGATATTCGCGTTAATAGTAAACGTTGCAAGGGGTTCGTATTCGATGCGAAGCAGGTACAATGCGACGCCAACGGTTCTATTATTAAATTGAATAGGCGAAAGTTAACCGAGCGTGCGGATTTTTTAGATTGTTTTCGTTACTTTGTAAACGCAATACTAAAACGATACCTATGAGCGTATGTACCCCATGTTTCGATGCAGGCATTATAATAGACGCCTGCTTAAGCTCTTTAGCGTTTGGGTACGTTACACCCGAAACGGGCTATATAGTGGACGTTAAGCATAACGCTACGGGCAAAATACAAACGTTCGAAGCTATAAGCGACGAAGCCGGGCTAATATCAATAAGCGGCTTAAAGGTTGACCCGTTGCAAGGCTATACGATTAGCCTGCGCGATTGTACGAATTTCACCATTTGCGAAACTGAATATACTTGTATTAGCTTCGCTGTGGCAAACACTAACTACGAGCCCGAGGGCGTTACTAACCTTTTAGATTGTACCGAATGTTAACACGTATTAAACACATTTTTTTAGGCTGGTGGCTTATGCTTAAAGACGATAAGGCAACGCGTAATATGTCGCAAATGCGGCGTATGGTTTGCGAGGTTTGCCCGCGTCGAAATAAGTTCTTAGACCAATGTAACGAGTGCGGTTGTTTTCTGACCGCAAAGACCCGCGTTAAGGATGCTGCATGCCCCTTAC